GTGCATCAGACATTGCGACTTTTGCCTTCTGCTTGTTAGCATAAATTTTACTACCAGCAGAGACGGCTAATTTAATTGCCGATAACCACATACTAGTACCAAGTTGCTTTTACAGGTTTTTTGTCAGGTCTCATTCTTTTTGTGCCTCTAACGTCAACCGTTTGTGATGTAAACGGGTCAGTCATTTCCACAGGAATCCCACCTTGTTGCTCACCTTTAGAGTTTGCACCAAGTTCAGGAACAATTTTTACATTGTCTCGACCTTTGTTTGTTTTTTTAACCATAGTTTTCTCCTTAATTGGGTTTATATCTATTTTTTTCCGAAGTTTCTACCAAAATCGTGAATTTTGCTTTGGTCTGCCATTGATTGTTTAGCTAATGACACGCCTGCACGCAATCCAGCAAGATCTGCTTCTTGTTCAAGCTTCGCTTCTTGATTTTCTTGGTTCATAAGAGCTTTCATCTTGTCAAGATTTAATCTTTCTTCACCTTCTTCTTCTTTTCTTTGATTATCTTGCGCTCGAAGATCCATTTCTCTACCTTTTAGTCGTAGTAATGGGTCTCCACCATACTCACCCATAATTTTTTCTTCTTCTTTAGCAAAATCTTCCTGCATTTCTGCAATTAACTTCGCTTTTCTAGACTCAATTTGGTTTGTAATCTGTTGTAGACGTTGTTGTGCCTGCATTACTTGTGGATTTTGCATCATACCTTGCGCCATTGCAGGATTTGCAGCACCTGCTGCTTGCATTTGTTGTTGAATCATTTGTACTTCTTGTAATTCTTCGACAAATTCTAGTTGAACTTGTTCTTGTGCCATTAAACTAATGTGCTCTAGTATGTTTTTTTGTAAAGCAGCCATCGCTCCTGGATTATTTTGAGTTTGATTTAGTCTCATAAAGTTTAAATGCGCATCAATATGAGCTTTGTGGTCTTGACCAGGAAACGCTTGATAAGGTTTCATACTCATTGCCATAATATGTTCTAACGCAGGATCCATCGGCATTGGTGCAGCCGGTGGTGGTAAGATTGCATTTACATTTTTCACCCCTAGCGCATCATACATAGATCTATATGCTTGATACAGATTATGTATTCGAGGATTTGATTGCGCCAGTTGTAATTGAGATTGAGCTAACGATATTCTTTGCGTCTGTGAGAAGATGTTTGGATCTGCTACAGGTAATATATCTACTCTATCATCAAAGTCTTGAACCTTAATTTCTCTAGATGCACCAGGTACATCATAAGGATAAACAGGTGGTAAATAACTTTTAAATACTTCTGCTAATAATTTAAATTCTTGTTTAAGTCCAACATACAATCTTTTATGTATCGCTGACATTACCCGCGATCCACGTTCCAATAATGCAACAGTTGTACCAACTGCAGCGGCTTGGTTCATATCACCCACTTGTGAATCTGCGATGCTCGCGAATCGTTGACCTGCTGACACCACAACACCCATTAATGAAAGTAATGTTTGGTCGGGTCCTTTAAAAGGTAAAGTCATAAACTGATCTTTGATATTGCCTCCCGGAGCGTCGACGTCTCTAAACTCACCAGGTTGTAATGGTTGTGCATCATCTCTAACTCTAATACCACGAGACTTAAATCCTGCTGGTAAGTTTGCTAAAGTTCCTGCATCTAGTAATTGTCTTAACGCTGCTGTTGCAGTTCTAGTTAAACCACCAATCATATGAATTAAACCGAAACCATAGAAACCAGTTCCTGGTAAAAATTTAAATTGTACAAAGTAATTTATTTTTTTCTTTAATGGATCTTCGGCTGCATAGTTTCTTCTAATAGATAAAACTTTATGACCTGCTTCAGATAAAGTTACAACGTAAGGTAATTTAATTCCTGTCGGTTCTTCACCTGCATCTAAATCTTCATAGCCTTCTAAATCTAAATTAGTATGAATTTCATAAAGTGTATACTGATCTTCTTGACCATCTTTTTGAATTCCTTCTAGTTCTAATTTTTTATCTTGTAATTGATTTTGTGTAACAGGAGGAGAACCTAATTCTATGTCTCTATAAAATCCTGCAACCTGTTGTTTTCTTAATTCATTCTCTGACATTTTTATAACGTGAATTACTGCCTCTGCATCATCTAAACTGTTTGCAGAATAAGGTACGATCAAATCTTCTGCAGGTACAAATTTAGAAACCGCTCTACCTAAAAGATCGTCATAATAAACTTTCTTAAAGGTAGATCCGGATAGAGGGAGGTAAAATAACATTTGGTCAAACTCTGGTTCATATTCTTTCATCTGATCCATAATTTGATAATTCATAAAATCTTTAACACGTTTACCTTGTTCTTCTTTAGCCACAGTTGCATCACCCATAACTTGAGTTCTAACCGGGCCGTCTGATGGTAATAATTCTTTATAAGCTTGTGCTTGAAATTGTGTAACCGCTTCAGCAAGAACAGGATGGTTTACACCACTAGCTCCTCTAAAAGGTTCTGTTCGTCTTTCATACTTAAATCCTAAAAGATCTAAACCGTTTCTATAAGTTTCTTCCCAATCTCCACGAGATTCTTTGTACTCGTTGTATTGGTCAAATAGTTTTGAACCCAATGGATCTAAAATTTCTTCTCCTAAAAATTCTGCTAGGTTTTCAAAATGGTCTTCACCGCCTTCAGGACTTGCAGCTTTAGGATCAAAAGAAACTTCTGCTCCACCTTCTTCAGTCATTTCTATTTCAACAGGTCCACCTTTAGTTTCAACTTCTTCTACGTTTTCTTTGATTGCCTCTTGAATTTCTACTTCACCTGGAACTTCAATGGTTGTTTTTGTATTCGGTAATGGTTTGTCTATTTCAGCCATTTTGTTAATCTATCCTCTTTTGTTAAATGTTTCAATCACTTCTTCTAGAAGTGCTGTGTTCTGTTTCTTGGGTTCTTCTATTGGCATTGGATTCGCTGCAGCCCATTCTAATATCTCTGCTTGTGTAGCAGGTGTATCATCTGGTTTTACAATTGCACCAATTATTTCGTTGTATTTTAATTCCATTATATTAATCTATTTTCTACTTGTCTTAATACCTCTGTATCAAAACCTGTAAGATCTACACCAGCATTCGTTAGGAAGTTTTTAGCTACACCATCGCCGTTGTAATCAGCGAACTCAATATCGTTAATAAAGATTCTTCGACCTGTTGTATCTAGTGAGTAGACAACTGGTATCTTATCGATCTTGACGGATAGTAAGCTATCTTTAACCATAATAAATTTACCATCTTCTTTAACGTAGTGACTACCTGCAACAGTAACACCTTTGTAATCGTGAATCTCATCAGACGCTTTAAATTGGAATACACCTGTAACCTCACCACCTTTAGTGTCATCACCAAGTTGAATGTTTTTAATTTGTTTAGTTGAACCATCAGCCATTTGAATAGGAGTGCTTGGATCAAAACAATAGTTACCATCGTTATATCCACCACTACTACCTGTAGATTGTCCTGTTGAATCTCCTCCACCAGTACCGGTTCCACTTCCTCCTCCTCCACTAGTGCTTCCATTTCCACCTGTAGTATTTGGAGTGCTGGCTCCAGGTTCTCCAGAACCACCACCACCTCCAGCATATGTTACACAACTTCCTGTAATATTACTTGTAGCTCCATTTCCACCATTTCCTGCAGCTTGTAGTGGCGGTCCAGCATTTGCTCCAACTGCACCTGCACCTCCACCTCCAGATCCAACGGCTCCAGGAGAACCTCCTGCAGCACCGCCACCTCCTGCTACTACTAAATATTCTACTGAATTTGATCCAGCTGGGTTACCAACTGTCGAAACCACAAAACAACCATCACCTGTAAAGGTATGAATTTTAAAATCACCTGAAGTAGTAACTGTGCCACCACTTGCTACCATTACTACTACATTTTCTGTACCATAAAATTTTGAAATAGCGATTGTACCAGATGATGGAACATCACCATTTGTACCAGATGAACCTGCAGGAACGAGTCCTCCACCTGCATAGTATTCACTTATTGCGATTGGATTTGTGCCGCCAAACTCTGTCTGTAAAGCAGAGAAAGCAAGAGCACCTGAAGTTGGTATAGCCACTCTTAACCTCCTATTTTATCAACTTTTGTTTTTAATTCTTTAATTGCTTCAATTAAAATTCCCACCATATTTCCATAAGCAACCGATAAGTATTCTTGCTTATCATGTACTACTTCAGGAAGATGAGGTTGAACTTCTTGTGCGATAACACCCGTGCCATTCACACCCTCTCTTTTGAAAGTTACACCTCTCATTTGAGAAACTTTTTCTAATGCATCTTCAATTGTTTTA